CAGTCCAGCCCCATCTCAAGGATCATCGGGCGGTGAGCATTGCCAAGCCCGGTGTGACGCTCCTCAAAATCTTTCTTCAGGCGCTCATAAGCCTGATCCGACAGCGTCTGTTCTGTACGCAACACACCGGACGTCACCGCACCATTGCTGAACAGTCTGGCCCCGTGCTCTTCGGTCGCTGCTGCCAGCGATATTGCCTCGCGGGCATAGGCGATGGGATTCAGTCCCACCAGACCGTCCAGCGTCAGCGTGCGCACATGCCAGATATCCTCCTGGCTCAGTACATCCGTGGAACCGTCCGGGAATGTGACCTGATAGACCGGCTCCCAGCGACTGTTAAGCTTCGGTACCACACAGCCGGGATCGACGGGCAGCAGTTCAGCCACTTCGCCAAATGCTTTCACTTTGTAGGCGTAAAAGTTTCCCCTCAGGCACAGACAGGTGACCACCAGCTCCCAGAACTCCTGCGGCGTCATATAGCCATTGGGATGCGTGGAGATCAGCTTATGCAGACGTTCGCCGGTGGCTCTCTGTTTCAGGCTGCCGTTCAGGTGATACAGATTGCAGGGCAACATCCCGACCGACTCTGCCAGCACTCTGACGCAGGAAAAAACCGCCGTCAGTCGCATGGCCCGCTGACTGCTGATCTGCTTTCCGGTATAGGTGTCGTAAGACAACCCGATGGCATCCGCCAGCTCTGCTGGCGTGGTCACCGGCGCGTCACTTTTTCGTTGAAATAATCCCGAAAAGAACACTATTTACCTCCGCCGACAGACGGCTGTGTACGGTCGAGATATCGCGCCACCAGCCACGACCAGAACAGGCACAGCACCCCGGCAACAACAAAACCCGCCGGGGGATAAATCAGCCAGGCACCATACGCCAGCAAAAGCGCACCCAGCACGCCCACCAGTGGCGCGAGAATTATCAGAAACATAATGACCTCGGTTAAAGCGAACGGATGCCCACGCTGACCAGATGTTCAGACAGATCCAGCTCCGGTTCACCACCATTGACCAGCATCCGGCTCATTGCTGTAAACATCGCAACAGGGCCGTCGATTTTGGCTTCCAGCGTGGATTTATTCGGGAAGATATTGTCGTTTTTGTCCGGTTTTACCGTAACGTTAGACATCATCCAGTTCATGACCGGATGATTGCTGTGATGGAAACGCCCGGCATAGACCAGTGATTCCGTTTCCTTCATGGCCTCTGACAGATTACGAACCGTCTGCGGAACCTCCACCAGCGGTATCCCTTCTTCAGCCAGTGCCAGGCTGAACTGCATCGCGCTCCACGGGTCAAATCCCAGTTCCCTGAGGTTTTCACCACCAATCCATTCCAGTAAGTCACTTTTTATCTGAGCATGATCGATAACATCACCATCCGTCAGAATCAGCTTATCCATCTCCGCCCACTTCCGGTAAAGTTCTGCCTGCTGCCGCGAGCATCGTTCCAGCCGTCCTTCCGGAAGCCAGAATTTAAAATCGGCATGAACATGCCCGTTATCCGTTCGCCAGAGTTTTGCCGCCGCACAGATATCAATCTTATGAGCAAGGTCAACGCCGACCCACATGGGATACGTTTTCAGCTCATGTCGTGGGGCAATGTATTCGCACTTCTCCCACTTAATCATGTCCATCCAGGCAGACTCTGCTGTTACCCACACATTCATGTGTTTGGTAAAAAAATTCACCCGCGCAGAGACCTGTTCTTTCGCTTTTTTCGCCAGGCGACGCAGATCATCCCAGCGTTTACAGATGCCCAGGCCGGGATTCGCTTTCTGCCAGACCGTTTCATCAAACGGATCATCTCCCTCATCGAGGGTGTAAATAATCGCAAAGTAGGAGTCGTCTTTTACAGCGCCCTCCACATCGCTGTTATAGCCACGCAATACCTTGATGGCGTAATCACGCTGCTCGTAACAAATCCCTTCCTTGTTAAACCCTGCCGTGGTGATACCAAATAACAGGGACTGCAGGCGAGCACCGGTTGCCGTTTCCAGAACGTCCCACACGTCGCGGGTTTTATGTGCATGCAGCTCATCAATAATGGCGCAGTGGATGTTCAGACCATCCAGGTTGTTTGCATCCGAAGAAAGCGGTTCAAATTTTGATGCGCTCTGCTCCTGGTAAATCGCCAGCTTGTTGAAATCAAACAACCGCCCGAGTGTCGACCGGGCTTTTCTGACCATATTTTTGGCGTCTTCAAACACAATTCTGGCCTGGTCACGCGTGGTGGCGGCTGAATACACCTCAGCACCGCCTTCACCATCTGCCCCCGTCATATACAGGCCGATACCCGATGACAGAGTTGATTTTGCGTTTTTACGGGCGACTTCGTTGTACGCCGTCCGGAACCGGCGCACCATCACCGGACGTCCGCTGCCATCGCTGCGCATGACAACTTCCCCGGTCTCTTCATTCACCAGCGGAATGACAAAACCAAAAATATTAATGAGGATAAATACATGCCAGTCCATCAGTTCAATGGGCTGGCCTGCCAGCGCCCCTTTTACATGAGGCACAAATTTGTAGAAATTCAGGATGTGCTGCGCACGGGGTTCACTGAAATAAATCCCCCGCTCTTCGCCGTACTTCAGATCATCAAGAAAACGCTGGCAGGCCAGGCGGACAAATTCGCCAGCAACAATTTCTCCTGCAACAACACGTTCGGCGTAGCGGATCCCGTCAGCCACTTTTGCCATCAGTCTCTCGCTTTTAAAAGCTCCGCCAGCGGATCAACATCATCCGGTCCGGCGATATTTACTTTAGCCCGGCTTGCCGGTGACATACCAAACTCTGCAAGCATTGCCCGGATCCGCTTCCAGGCATCCGCTTTCATTGCCGCCGCGGGGTGCGCCTTAATCAGTACATCACCGCTCTGCGTTTCCGTGCGGTAGGTATACCCCTCAACATCGAGTGTTTCGCAGTGATGCCGATATTCGGTGTAGGCTTCCACCAGCAACTCGAGCGCACGCGCATCAAGCTGAGAAATGATCCCTTCCGCATTCAGCTCTTCCGCCATTCGCCTGAACCAGTACTTCCCCTGAGCCCCTAAATGCTGCGGAATTTTAGGAAGACCTTTTTCATCCTTTTTAGCGGTTTTTTTGTGGTCTTTAACGGGGCGCTTTGAGGGGTTGCCTCGAATCAAATGCAGGCGTGGCGGGGTTTTCGGAGGTCCTGACATAATCGGTCTTACCTATCAATCGTTTGTTCACATTTCCAAAAAAAAGTTTTCGAACCTGCGGCGATGTGAGGAAGGGTCAGGCGGCGGTACTGAGCAGTCAGGGTTGCAGAGATTTGCCCCGCCCCTCCCCTGCAGCTGAGAACGATTATCAGTTGATGCGTTCGCGCGCAGTTTTTGCTTTATGGCAGGGCCAGCACAGACTCTGCAGGTTACTGTCTGCATCCGTGCCACCATGAGCTTTCGGAATGATGTGGTCCACAGTTCTGGCTTCAACGGCTCTCCCATTGCGCAGGCAGTTCTGACACAGATGATTATCACGCTTCAGTATGCGCGCACGTATGGCATCCCATTTCGAGCCATAGCCACGCTGGTGGCGACTCAGTCCGCGCTGATGCTGTACCCATCCTTCGCCACGATGTTTATCGCAGTAACCAGAACTGTCTGTGGTTGTACCTGCGCATCCACGCTTACGGCAGGCTCGTGGGATTCGTGATGGCATAAATACCTCATACCCTGTTCAGTTTAATGACAGGCTGATTCTCGATATGTTCTGCTGTCAGTCTGAAAGTCACAGTGACTGTTGGTGGCTCGCCTCCGCGTGACTCTGTCCTGGCGGAAAGCTGTCCTTCCAGTAACTCACCATTAACTGCAATCCCATACCCTGCGAAATGTTTACCACGATAAAGTTTTGCCAGTTGGTAATTCATTTGCCTGCATCCTCCTGCGACAACCCAATTCACCCATGAAGCAATGTGGCCGATACAATCCCGGCATCACACTCAACGGTTATATCTTCATCCGTGGCATCCACTTCATATATTCGTGAATAACATTCCGTGCATTTACCACTGAATGTACCTTCAGCCAGAACACGACCACGCTGTAAAATCTGGAACGGGATTCTTCCATTAAAGAGCTTTGCGGTTACCAGTAATTTCTTCACACATTCTCCTGACAACAAAAAGGCTACTTAATGCACTGGGTGCGGATATATTCCTGTGCCCCTTCCAGTTGCTTCTGCATCGTCATCAACCGTTCTCTGAGGGTGAAATAATCCCGTTCAGCGGTGTCTGCCAGTCGGGGGGAGGCTGCATTATCCACGCCGGAGGCGGTGGTGGCTTCACGCACTGACTGACAGACTGCTTTGATGTGCAACCGACGACGACCAGCGGCAACATCATCACGCAGAACATCATTTTCAGCTTTCGCATCAGCTAACTCCTTCGTGTATTTTGCATCGAGCGCAGCAACATCACGCTGACGCATCTGCATGTCAGTAATGGTGGCGGTCGCCTTCTCCAGTTCACTGGCCTTGTTATCGCGCTGTTCTTTGTAGGCGATTGCATTATCACGGTAATGATTAACAGCCCATGACAGGCAGACGATGATGCAGATAACCAGAGCGGAGATAATCGCGGTGACTCTGCTCATACCTCAATCTCTCTGACCGTTCCGCCAGCTTCTTTGAATTTTGCAATCAGGCTGTCAACCTTATGCTCGAACTGACCGTAACCAGCCCCCGGCAGTGAAGCCCAGATATTGCTGCAACGGTCGATAGCCTGACGAATATCACCGCGATCAATCATCGGTAAAGCGCCACGCTCTTTAATCTGCTGTAGTGCAACAGCGTCCTGGCTTTTCGGAGAGAAGTCTTTCAGCCCAAGCTGCTTGCGGTAGGCATCCCACCAACGGGAAAGAAGCTGGTAGCGTCCGGCTGCTGTTGATTTGAGTTTTGGGTTTAGCGTGACAAGTTTGCGAGGATGATCGGAGTAATCAGTAAACAGTTCACCACCAACAATAACATCATAACCGTGGTTACGTGTCGGTTGTCGCCCGTTATCCGTTCCTTCTGACCAAGCCACCATATCAAGGAAAGCTTTACGCTGGGAATTTAGTACCTGCATAAATTACTCCTTAGAGCCACCAAACTTATTACCGATTACTCTCATTGCAGCCCCACGAATAGCAT